TTCTTACTACGCATTTTCTGCAGTTCCTCTGCTTCCCGGGCCTTGGCATCGAGTTCGGTGAGGGCGCGCCAGCATTCGAGGCTGAGTACGGTGCTCTCCTTGGTAACGTCGCCGCCTGTCAGGGCGCGCAGTTGGATGTTGTAGAGTTCCATGAAATCTACATGCTCCGGCTGCCCGTCCTCCACCACGGTTCTCTTGAAGAAGTGGGGAAAGGCCCAGGCCATGACCCGCTTCACGTGTACGAACCACAGCAGGGTGCCGACACGCTCGCCGGGGGTGAGCGTAACGTCCTCCACAACCTTGCCATGATCGTCGACGGCATCACCGTAACCTGCCGCACGACCGTGGCTGTCGTGGTAGAGCCACTGTGCAAGGTTGTCGATATATTCCATGTCCTTGGTATCGACAAACAGCTGATAGTATTTCTCTGCGTGCAGGTATTCGTTGAAGGTCACGCCTTGCTGTAGCAGGGGGTCGGCCGCGTGGAGGCCACAGACTGCATCCAACCTACAGTCCATGTCCTCCACTTGGTCGATGAAGTCAAATTGACGGGTGAACCCCTGTATCTCTGACGTGGTGAGATAGATGACGCGCTTCCTGCCGTCCACCATCGTCCAGAACTTCCAGCCGAAGCGGGTGTGCTTGATGACGTGAAGACCGCAGAAGTAGATGAGCATATAGGTCTTCACCGCCGTCGGCTCCTGCTCGATGGCCATGAGGTCGAAGACGGTCAGCAGCTGCTCCTGGCTCAGCTCCCGCCACGATGTGGGAGCGGTGAAGCTGATGTTCACCGTGCGGCTCTTCTCATCCGTTGAAGACGTAGCCTGCGCTGTCCTTAGTATTCTTGAACGTTTCATGATGGTTGGCTTTATAGGCAATGCTCTCGCGGTAGAGTTTGAATTGTTCTTTGTTGTCCTCGCTGTCGATGATGCGCATCAGGCGGCGATAGACGGGCTGTTTGAGTGTGGCCGCGCCTTTCACTGCCCAAGTGTCGGTAAACCGGATGATGCAGGCGATGACCTCGCGGTAGGGCTCCAGTCTGTTTGGGTCGGCGCGGCGGAAGGCATCGAGGATGTCGTCCATCTGACGGTCGCCCATCTTCGTGCGCAGCATCTCCTCGGCTTCCTCGACGGTAGTCTGGTAGCTGTTCCAGTCGATATAGGTGCCGTTGCGGTGGGTCTCGAAGAAGTAGGTGTATTCATCATAGAGGTGGTTGATGAAGTGGCTGGCCTGCTCCGTGGCTCCCCAGTTCTCGCTCCGCAGCCCGTTGAGTGTCATGGCCAGCGTCTTCCAGTACTGGGTGCGCAGCTGTCCCTCCAGGGCATCGACGCGCTGCTTACTTGCCGGAGCGAGGTTGTCGTTGCTCACCACGCCGAAGCCGGTGGGGGTGAGCACGAGGTCGAGCTGGCGCAGCACACTCAGAAAGGCAGACAGGCAGACGAGCTGCTTATACCACTTCATGAGCGTGGAGTCCTCGCCTCTCTCCTCTATATAGGTCATACCGGCCACGCCGAGAAGAGCGTCGTTGCTGAAAGCCAGTTGCCGTCCGATGGCGGGCTTCACGCTCTCATACACGCTGTCGTTGGCAGCCGCGCCAACGGGCAGCGCCTGTTCAAAATCACTCTTGGTTATTGTTATCTCCATTGTCGTTTGAGTTTGAGTTTCCACTGACTTTCTTGGCATCCTTGTTTTCGTCGAGGGTGGTGAGCATGAGCATTGGCACATCGACAGTGCACCGTTCTGACCAGCCGTTATAATGCAGGATGACATGGTAGGGCTTGGTCATCACGTCGTGGTAGGGTTTTTCGAGTGCCTGCTTCAAGGTGAAGAGCTCACGCTTGTCGGAGCCTGAGTTGTTCATCTGGCTCTTGCCGGGCGTGGCTCCCACCAGGTTGGGGTGCACGCCGTAGGCAAAGCAGAGGGCGTTGGCGGCCTCCTGCATGTCGTCGCTCCAGTTGCCGCCCTCTTTCTTGCTCGGGTCATTGAGGTTGATGATGCGCACCATGCGGTTCTCCTTGCCGTTGGGGTCGATGTAGTAGCCGGTAACGAGGGCCTTGCCTGCGTTCTCCACGCCACAGACAAAGTCGATGATGTTCTGCTTCTCCTGCTCCTTGCGCTGCTGACGGTCGGCTTCGTCCTCGATATGCTCGTTGTCGCACACATTGTCCCAATACTCTTCATGCACCTCAATCTGTACGCGCGGGGCCGACGTGTTCTTGATCATGAAACGCTTGCCGATGCCTATCAGCCGGTAGATGTCATACCATGAGTCCTTGAAGATGCTCGAATAGTAGGGCACGGGATAGTATTGGTATCCGGGGGTGGCCATACGCGAGAGGATGGCAAATTTGCGGTCGCTCGTGGGTTTGTTGTGGACAAGGCCGGTGGCAGGGTCTGGCTGTTTGCCCATGCGTATCTCAAGGTCGCCGAGCGGGTCCCAGTAGTCGAGCAGGGGAATGGCCTCGATGCGCTTCTCGTTGAAGTGGCCGATACGGAAGTCGCCAAAGAAGACGTGCTCTATTTTTCCCGATTTTGTCGACGGCGCATACTCGAAGCGGCAATAGCAGGCTTCCTTATGCCGCACGTTGACAATACGGCTGCCGTCGCGAGAGAGGATGATGCAGGTCACGCTGAAGTTGTACATCTGCATGTCGGTGCACTGCTCGGCAAAGCATTCCTGCAGCGAGTTGTGAAGGCAGAAATTGGTAATTTCTGGAATATCGACATCTTTCTTCTCTTTCCTATCGACGAAACGCAGTCCCTGGCCATAGCAGCAGATGGTGTTGAACTGCTGGCACTGAGCGGTAATCATGTTCCCCAACACGGCCTTGCGCAGCTGATGGGGCAGCATGTCGTCCACGCCGAAGGGCACATACTGATAGCCGCGGCCGTTGATGGTCAGCGGACGGACGTTCACAGTGCCGTCGTCCTCGTCAAACACGTCGCTGCTGTCGCCTCCATACTCCTCGGCGATGGAGTCGTAGGCCTTGGCACGCGCCACGCCCTGGGGGATGATGCGGAAGTGCTGCACGCTGCCGCTCTGCCCGGTCTTCACAAGTTCTAAGTCGTTATTGCTCATAGATATACTTTCATTCCGTTAACTTCATAGATGAATATTTCGGGCAGCAGACGCATCTGGTGGCTCATGGGATTGATGATGCGCATGTAGCCGCCCTTCCAATACTGGTGATGGACGAGCCATCCGCGGTACTCCACCCTGTGGCCGTCACTGCGGAAGGCTTTGATGTTCACCGTCTGTCTGTGCTGATAGGCGAGGTCCAGGTATCGCTGCATCTCGCTGAAATGGATGGCTTTCTGCTTCTTCGCTGCTGTCATTGTTTAACTGCTAATTAAAGGTATAGTCGAAGGTGTTGTCGAAGATTCGGCCCTCGCGCTCCAGCTCCACCACGTTATGGTTGTGCTGGGCGTACTCATAGCTGAAGGTGAAGCGAGGCTGCTCGTCGAGGGCGTTGGTCTGCTCGGTCTTGCTGTCGTCAATCACGATCTCGCG